AAGCAACCTGTCAAGCAGCCAAAGAATCTAGCAGAGGCATTGCTTGAGTTCCAAAAGATGTCCGTTGTTGCCAAGAAAGATGGCAAGAACCCGCACTTCAAAAGCAACTATGCCACGCTCGAAGCTGTCATAGAAGCTGCAACACAGGCCACCAAGTTCGGGCTGTGCTTTACGCAGGAAGTTGATTTCGAATTTCACGGCGAGACCGGCATGACATTCATCCGCACTGTGCTGATGCATGCACCATCCGGTGAGAGCCGTGAGTCAAGAACCCCCATCAGATCTAAAGATCCTACCGATCCGCAGAAGATGGGCAGTGGCATTACTTACGCCAAACGCTATGGCTTGCAAGCTGCGTTTGGTCTGCCGTCAGAAGATGATGATGGCAATGCTGCTTCAGTCGCACCGAAACGTCAGGTGCAAACCATAACGCCTAACAATAACGTAGCCGTAGGAGAATTCTAATTGGAATACGATAACACCAACAGGGGGGCTGTGTTCCCCCCAATGGAGCAGCAACGCCTATTGCTGACCGGCAGCATCGATATGGATGGTGACGGCAAGAAAGGGCTGGCACTTGTTACTGACACTGACAAGCAAGGCCGTGATGTGTTCGTTGTCTATCAGCGTGTCGGTGTGCTGTATCTTAATGAAGATGCAACCGAAGACAACAAGCAGCCAGCCTACTCTGGCCCGATGGATGGCGACATGCGCCTAGCTGCATGGCGGTCTGAGTCTGACAAAGGCGTTAAGTTTCTGTCACTCAAACGTGAAGCCAAGATGGCATCGAATGGTCAGGCTGCGCCTGTCCAAGCACCTCGTCCACAACAAACAATTGTTGCAGATGATATACCATTTTGATTCAATCAGCGAAATGTTTGGCATCAATACGCGTACGCTCAAGAAGCATATCAAAGACAACAACCTTGAGTTTATGCGTATTGGTCACGCCTGTTCAATGGATGACAGGCAGCTGCAAAATCTAAAGGATAGTTTAACGCAATGTTACGCACATACAAACGTGGGAAATACTACCACATTAGTGGGAGCGTATCGTTTGCAGGGCAATCTATCAGGGTCAGGCAATCTACCGGACAAACCCGAAAGGGTGCGGCCGATGATGTCTGCAGATTAATAGAGCAGCGTATCCTTAATGACATGCAAGGCAAGGTAACTTTAATGCCATTGTCAGAAGCCGCAGGTCTATGGTTCAACAACAAAAGCATGACCGACTGGTATAATATTAAAACACTGGTCGGCCATTTTAAATCAACCCCGATATCGGAGATCAATGCAGATGCATGGAATAAATTTGTTCGCACCAGTCTTGGTGATTGTAAGCCATCGCATATCAATCGCGTCAGAGCAACGCTGGTTGCCATAGCAAACCATGTGTCTGCGCCAATCTCGATACCAAAGCTGCAAGATGCAAATGATCGCATCCGTTTCCTTAACAAAGAACAGCAAGAAAAACTATTAGATGCATACCCAGAATTTATTAAGCCATTCTTTATTACACTTTGCTACCAAGGCTTCCGCAAATCAGAAGCACTCTATCTTAAATGGCAGCATGTCAACTTCGACATGGACACCATCATCATAGATAAATCTAAATCAGGTAAGCGCAGAATTGTACCGATACACCCACGCACCAAACAGGCTATGCTATCCAGCCGACATAACCATGAATACATATTTACTAACAAGAACGGAGAGCCATACTCACATGGCGACAGCGTTAAAGGATTGCATATCAGAGCCTGCAAAAAAGCAGGCATATCAGACTTCACCATCCATGATTGGCGACACCATTGGGCAAGCCAGCTTGTAATGAAAGGCGCATCGATCCCAAGTCTAATGAAACTGGGGGGTTGGGCATCTGAACGGATGGTGCTTCGATACGCTTCTGTTTCAGATGAACACATTCGTGACACACTGATGAGGTTAGAATGAGAAAACGTCAACGAAATCCGGTAGTTATAAACAGTGTACTGCCCCTTGGTAAGGGTGAGGTCGCGTGTTCGAATCACGCTGGCAGCACCATCATTTCTTTATTTATCAGTATGTTACGCAGCTATTTAGCATGGCTAGTGATCTGCATTTATGCAGGCTTTACGCTTTTAATCATCTTTTAACGTAATGCATTAAAGCATTTTGACACAATCCTGACACAGTGAAAGGCAGGCTAATGAGAAGAAGCAGACAGCGGGAATGGCTCTATGAAGGCAGGGAATTAATACATTATGAATGGCGGCAGGCTGATGAATATGATGCTAAGGTGGCAAGAGAAAGGCGCGTGCGCATGGTTAAAGAAGCTGTAGCTAAACAGAACCTGCCGGCAGATGCGTTTGCTGATGACATCGAGCATGATGATGATGTCGGTTACTACCATCCAAGAGTTACAGAAGTTGCAACAGGTGGCTCAACCCTCCGCGAACACGGACAATCACAAAAGGATTTCTAATGGACAGAGCAGAACTGTTAGCGGATGCGCTTGACATAACGAGAGACCGTGGCGAAGACTACGGCACACCGCTTGATAACTTCAACAACATCGCAGCCCTATGGTCTGCCTATAAAGAAGTGCCGTTCACAGCCAAAGATGTCGGCATGATGATGACGCTGTTGAAGATCGCTAGGTTAAAGCACAGCGACCACGATGACTCATTCGTGGATATCGCTGGCTATGCTGCTGTTACTTGCGAAGCTGTCGCCGGTATTGCAGATACTCTGCACCTTCAAGCGGGTCGGCAAAACATTGCACCCATGAAACAGGGTTAGTGTTATGCGGATCAATGACCTGCATGATTGCCTGCCCAAAACGCTGCTGCTCAAAACCTTTAACGAACGCATATGTGTCATGGAATTTGTAGCCTCTCGCTCTGGCAAGCCACGCTGTGGCTTCCTGCTCTACAAGTTCGATCTGACCCAAAGCCCAGTTATGCCGGTGGCCGCTTATATAGAGCGAAGCGTTACTTTTAAACCGCGCCATTTTGTTCTGAGCATGAAGGCTATTCCATTGACTGTGACCAGGCATATCATGCGCAGCATGAATGCGGCAATCTCTGCCGTTAGGGAATTTAAGTTCAACCCTAGCCTCCCAATCCTCGAGGATAGAGTGCGGGCGTTGCATCCATTTAAGGGGATCTCCGGCACCAGACCACATGTCATGATTGCCGCCAATCAAAATGAGAGGATTCATCTCATTGATTAACCACTCGACCAGCTTCCATGCTGTCTTGTGAGAGGTGTCTTGTTCGCCGTATATGCGCCCCAGACGGCCGACCCAGTTATTCTGGTAGTCACCTAAGTTGCACCCATACACACCCTCGTACTCGTTGATTATACGCAGATGCTCACGCAGATTATCCCAATCACAATAGTTATCATCGATGTGCGGATCACCCATCCATAACAAGCCGATAGGCTCGTCAGATTTCATCTCAATAGGTATCCATTTCTTTGCATCACGATGCACCTTGCGTTTGCGAAATCGTGTGTGCAGATGCTCAACGATCTCGTCAACTGGGATATCATCTTCTGGCAATTCGGGGATGTTGTAACGGCTCTCAGCAAAGTCAGCTTTAGCTTTAGCATTCCAGCGATGGAGTGTTGTCTTCGGTATGCCGCTGGCTTCTGATGCTAATGCTATCGTGCCATGTTCTTTGATGAGGTCTACTGCTTGTTGCTTTTTCTCATTGGTGATTGTCATCACATTCCAACATTAGGTTTTTTAACTCAGCCCCCCGCGTTTTGATTTGCTGAAACCACAGACTATCCTCCATCTCCGCGGCTGCGCGGATATAGTCACGGTCTTCGAGGGCGGCGATGAACTTTTTAAAGCGGGAGAAACGAGGCCAACCAAGGTTAAACACCATCGATGCCAGCACCAGCTGTGCATTGTCAGGTAGGTCGCGCCACCAATCCATACGCTCATCAAGTTCTTGCACAGCCACCCGAACATCATCAGCCAGAATAACCATGGCTGCATGCTCGGAGATTGGCTCATGCAAATTGTGACCATAGCCTATCGTGGGTACACCAACTGTGTCGGTATACATCGTCAGGCGTTTACCCTCATGCTTTGCAAT